ATTAATAACAAATATCTAATAGAAGAGTATCATCTAAAAACTTGTGCATTGTTAGCTGCTAAGGCTTACAGCATAACTAATTTAAATAAATTTTTTGAAATCAAACACTTAGATAACAAATATTGGGCTAGTTTCAGTGATTTACAAGTTTATAAGAAAAACATTAAAACAGCTAAAGATTTTGACAGATTTTGTATATTATTAAACAAATTAGAAGACAGCCAAGAAAAATCCAATACTTACAAAGACAAAATTTCCAAGATGTTTAAGTACAGTTTTGTATAAATACTAATAAGAAATAGCTCAGGGATACTACCATGCAATTAAGAGAATTATCAAAGCCTATTACATCCAAGGTTCTAAACGAGAACATGGCACGTCAATATGGTTACAAATTAAACCTAGAACAGTTCAGCGACGTACAACTTGAAGATGCACGTAACAAACTACGTACTAAACTAAGTCAATTTGAATTAGGTGAAAGTTTTGATGCTGTTACAGAAAGTCCAGCTTATCAAAAAACACGTCTAATGTTAGATTGCGTTAATCAAGCTATCCTAGAGCGCGAAGAATCTGCATGCCCAACATGTCATGCTAATCCTTGCAAGTGTGACGATGAACCTAAAGTTAAAACTAAGAAGAAAGAAAAGTCAGTTGAAGAAAATTATGTTAACAAAACATTCCGTGAACGTGCTCAATCATTATCAGTTCCAAACAACTGGATTGAAAATGCACTAAAACGTGTTGAACTAGGCGAAAGCGATCGCGCAGAATTAAAGGCTGAATTACTTACACGATATGATTTAAACGAATCAGAAGCTGGATATGTATTATTAGAAGGCGAAGAAAGTAAAGCTGAAGTTATCATGGCAACTAAAGATATGGTTGACCGTGTTACTGGTTGGCTAGAAGACGTAGCAGCTATGAAAGCTGAACAGCTATTAGAATTAACAGACTCTATAAGAGAAGCAATGGGCAGTGATGTTGCCCAACAATACACAGATGCTGTTAAACCAGCATTAGAAGCAATTTACTCAGCATTAGAAACTAGTCGTCAAGGCTTATCAGGCGCATTGGCATTGGTATCAGGCGGTGAAGCTCCAAGCATGGGCGCAGGTCCATCATCCGGTGTACCTGGAGAAGAAGCAATGGGTAATAATCCTCCTCCACCAGACGCAGGCGGAGCCCCAGATGCAGGTGCAGAAATGGGTGCTGAACCAGAAGCAGGCCGCATGAAAAGAGAAAGTATTGATTACAGCCGCAAGTTAGGCATGATGTTAGCACAATCAAAAAAAAAGTAAATGAAAGCGTAGACCCCTTAGTTATGACACTAAGGGCTCTACAAAGTGCTGCCAATAACGATAGATCTCAAGCCCAATTGACTTGGGACGCAATTAATCAAACTGGCCACGAGTTCGGTGGCCCAAACATTGATTACGATCGTTTTGCGGCACGTTGGGAAACTGATCCTGTTTTGAAACAATTAGTATCTAGATTTGACGGTCATGGACTAGTTATTAAAACAGATGTGCATGAGCCTAAGCCTGGAGTTGGTGAACCTCCAAAACCCAGCCTTGTAAGTAAAATGGCAAAACGTGCAACCGATAAAGCAATAGGCTAGTTGACATAAGTCATTTTTTGTTGTAAAATAACGAATGACTTTACTTAACGAACGGTATGTCTACACACCCATTAACCGAGAAAGTGTAGAAGGCAAACGCTTATATGCGACACCAGATGGTTCTAAAGTTCCTAGCGTAACTACCATCTTAGACAAAACTAAACCTGAAGAAAAACGAATAGCCTTAGCCAATTGGAGAAAAGCTGTTGGCGAAAAGAAAGCTCAGGAAATTACCACAGAGGCTGCTAACCGTGGTACTCGTATGCATAAGTATTTGGAAGATTACGTTAAAACAGGCGCGATCGCTCCTCCAGGAACTAATCCTTATAGTAAACAAAGCCACGCTATGGCACAGGTTGTTATTCAACAAGGGCTATGCAATGTGAACGAAATTTGGGGGGTAGAAGTTCCCTTATACTTTCCAGGACTATATGCTGGAACAACAGACGGATTAGGATTACACCTTAACGAACAAGCTATTATTGATTACAAACAAACCAATAAACCTAAAAAAGAAGAATGGATCGAGGATTATTATCTACAGCTAACAGCCTATGCCTTAGCACACAACAAAGTACATGGAACTACTATAAACAAAGGTGTAGTTCTAATGTGTGTACAACCCAAGCTCAACGAAAAGCTAGAAATGATAGATGTACCCGTTTATCAAGAATTTATATTAAAACCTAGCGATTTCAGCTACTGGGAAGCTCGTTGGTGGGATAGAGTGGAACAATACTATAAACAGAACTGATAAATATCCTATATAGAGGATATTGAGATGGCAGTTTATCAAATCAGTCGCATCCAAATAAGACGTGGCCAAGCAAACGTAGGTACAGGAATTCCGCAATTAGCTAGCGGAGAAATGGCATGGGCTGTAGATACACAAGAGTTATATATTGGTAACGGATCTGTTGCAGAAGGAGCACCTGCCGTTGGTAATACTAGATTACTAACTTTAAACGACTTATCAGCAGAAGGTAATTTATTAGAATTAACCCAATACTCTTATGCAGCTGCATCCACAGTTCCTATCAATACTGGACCAAGTCCAAGCCTTCCAGTATATCGAACAATTCAAGCACGTTTAGACGATCAAGTAACATCAAGCGACTTTGGAACAGCAGGTGACGGTGTGACAGATGATACCGCAGCTTTACAACGAGCAATTAATCAATTATTTTTAAACAGTTACAATTACGCATACGGCACTAGTGCTAATGCTACACAATTTAGAACAACACTATATATTCCTTCCGGAATTTATTTAATAACTAGCACCATTTATATTCCTAGTTATACAACTATTGTGGGCGCAGGAAGAGATAAAGTAATTTTTAATTATCAGCCAGCAGCTGGAGTCACTACCCCAGCATTTCAATTTGTTAACGATACCAGCACAGCTAGTGCGCCTAGCTCGCTGAGCAGTACACAGTATAGCAATCAACCTAGATATATCAAACTAGAAGGAATGACTATCAATACTATAAACGGTGTCAATGCCGCATTGCAATTAGATGCTGTACGTTCAAGTCACTTTCAAAATATTAAAATAACAGGCAATACTTCTGGATCAACTGTTTACAATACTACTAATATTGGAATTATTATGAATGCATTTAGTAGTGTTGTTACATGCGAAGAAAATTATTTTCAACATTGCATGATTGTCAGTACAACTACAGCCGTTTATGCACAACAGGATATTCTTAATAATACATTTAGCGATTGTTTCATACAGGATGCACAACAAGGATTTGTGTTAGGAAAAGGATCATTAGGTGGTAGCACTGTTGGACAACAGTTTGGTCCGAGACAAACACATATTGTTAATGTTAAATTTCTTAACATAAAACAACATGGTGTATATTTAGAGCGTGGAGAATATAACTCTGTTGAAAATTCCAAAATGAGTAATGTTGGTAACAACAATGCCGGTAACGGTTATGCACAGTATCCACAAATTTATTATAAAACTATAAACAACAGTGTTCAGAATTTACAAAGCGATAGAGGCGACAGTTTAACTCAAACTACAAATACACTATATGCTCCGGAAGTAGGCGGTAATGCTACATATCAATCATTTGGTCTTAGACAGTTAATTATTGGACAAGTTAGTCAACCATTATTTTTATTTAGAGTACCAGTATCAACAGATCAATACGGTGTGCCTGTTGGAAGTATTGGATATGCTATAGATTATGTTTATAAAAGTACTGTTAACTCTTTTACTAGAACCGGCCAAATCCTTATCTCAGCAGATATCGATCATCCAGGATACGGTCTACAAGTAAGCGATGAATACAACTATGCCGGCAGTGATGCATCTAACACTAACGCTCAGTTACTAACTTTTACTGCAGGCTTCCTTGATATCGTTGGTTCTGTTTATACAGGAGCACCCGGCCAGGTGCCTTATAGTATTGCTGTTTACTATACTAACACATTTTCTAACGATGCTGGCAGAATGAATTTTTCATATACAGCCAAACCATATTATCTAGCCACTTGATAATTTCAATTAAATAGACAATACAAATAAATGCGTATATAATTTATTTTGTATCTGTGATAAGAAAAATTATACCAAATTAACATTAAAAATCACGTGTAAAACGTTGACAATGAATAGATTTCGGCGATGCTTTCTTTCTCACTAAATACTTCCTACAAAGTATTAAGTAAAGTATAAGAATCACCCATAAGCGAAAGACAATGACTCAAATAACAGTAATAAAAAGAAATGGTGCAAAAGAGCCATTAGCAGTTGAAAAATGGCAAGCTCAAATAGCTAAAGTATGTAAAGGCATAGCTGATGTCAGTCAGAGTATGATTGAGATTAAGAGTCAACCGCATTTTTATGACGGCATAACAACAAGCGAAATTGACAATATTACGTTGCGAGCTATAGTTGATTTAATCGATGTCGAATCAAATCCAGACGTAGGTCATACAAATTATCAATATGTAGCAGGCAAACAACGTTTATCGATGTTACGCAAAGATGTATATGGAAAATATGAAGTTCCGCATCTCTATACTATTGTAAAGAAAAATATTGAAGTCGGATTATATACTCCAGAATTGTTAGAATGGTACAGCGAAGACGATTGGAACCGTATGAACGACATGTTGGATCATGAAAAAGACGAAACATATTCTTATGCTGCTATTGAGCAATTGATAGAAAAATATTTGGTACGCAATCGTGCGACAAAGGAAATTTATGAAACTCCACAGATTAGGTATATTGTGGCAGCGGCTACAGTCTTCCATAAGGAAGAACCGAATAGCGCAAGGATGCGTTACATTAAAGAATACTATCAAGCAGCATCCGATGGTTTGTTTACTCTTGCTACACCTGTCCTGGCTGGCCTTGGCACTCCTACTAAACAGTTTTCTAGTTGTGTGCTTATCCGCAGTGACGACGATCTGGATAGCATCTTTGCTTCTGGAGAGATGATGGCCAAGTATGCCAGCAAACGTGCAGGCATTGGTTTGGAGATAGGTCGTTTACGCCCACTAGGTTCCCCAATTCGTGGCGGCGAAATCATGCATACTGGTATGATTCCATTTTTAAAGAAATGGTTTGGAGATTTACGCTCATGCAGTCAAGGAGGTATTCGTAATGCAAGTGCTACTGTATTTTATCCCATTTGGCACCATCAGTTTGATGACCTTATTGTTCTTAAAAACAACCAAGGTACAGAGGAAACAAGAGTTCGACACATGGACTATGGAGTTGTCCTTAGCAAATTCTTTTGGCGCCGCTTCAAAAACAAAGAAAATATCACCTTCTTTGATCCGAACGAAGTACCAGACTTATATGAAGCCTTTTATCGTAACACAACAGAATTTGAAGAACTGTATATAAAATATGAAAAACGCACAGATTTGCGTAAAAAAGTCATGACCGCTGAAGAAGTATTTAAAAGCGGTATCTTAAAAGAACGTACTGATACAGGACGTATCTATCTTGTGTTTATTGACAATGTGCAGAATCAAGGTCCATTTGATCCTGAGTTCCACACTATCTACCAAAGCAACTTATGTTGTGAAATCCTATTACCTACAAAATCTTTCAAACGTCTGGATGATGTCGAAGGCCGCATAGCGTTATGTACATTAGGATCTATCAACTGGGGAGCCTTCCGTAATCCAGAAGACATGCGCCGTGCTTGCCGTATACTACAGCGTAGTCTGTGCAATATTCTCGATTACCAAGACTTCCTATCAATCCAGAGTAAGTTATCCAACGATGAAATACAACCACTAGGCATTGGTGTAACTAATCTAGCCTATTGGCATGCTAAACGTGGATTAAAGTATGGAGAAAAAGATGCCTTACAAGATGTTAAAAGTTGGATGGAGCATCAAGCCTACTACTTAACAGAGGCAACTGTTGAACTTGCTAAAGAACGCGGAGCGTGTACACATAGTGATAAGACACGTTATGGGCAAGGCATGTTTCCTTGGGAGTTACGTGCCTCTGGCTCTAATGAACTAGCAGACTTTACCCCAGAACTAGATTGGGAAACTTTGCGTACAAACATGAAACAATATGGAGTTAGAAATGCTACACTTATGGCTATTGCTCCAGTGGAGTCTAGTAGTGTTGTTATTAATAGCACTAATGGAATAGAAATGCCAATGAGTCTTATTAGCACCAAAGAGAGTAAAGCAGGATCGTTTACTCAGGTAGTGCCTGAGTATCATAAACTTAAAAATAAGTATCAACTCATGTGGGAACAGACAGACTGTGATGGTTATTTAAAAACAGCGGCTGTGCTTGCTGCTTATGTTGATCAATCAATTAGTACTAATACTTTTTATAATCCAGCACACTTTGCAGATCGTAAAGTTCCAACTACATTGATTGCTAAAAATTTAATGCAAGCTCACGCATGGGGACTAAAAACTTTCTACTATAGTTTGATTAATAAAGCTGGTAGTAAGGCTATTGCCGAAGATGCTCCAACAATGTTAGAGCCTATAGATTTTGATAACGAAGAAGATTGTGAGGCATGTAAGCTATGAGTAAAGAACAATATAATTTAAACACACGTACAGATTATTTGAGTCGCAAGATGTTTCTGGATCCAGCCGGACCAGTGACCATTCAACGATTCGAAGAGGTTAAATACAAGAAGATTGCAGATTTTGAAGCAACAGCCCGAGGCTTCTTCTGGCAACCTGAGGAAATTAGTCTTAGTAAAGACGCAAATGACTTTAAGGACGCAAGCGATGCAATTAAACATATTTTCACCAGCAATTTACTCCGTCAAACAGCACTTGATAGTCTTCAAGGTCGTGGACCAACACAGGTATTTACTCCGGTGTGTAGCCTGCCCGAAGTCGAAGCCCTTATGTACAACTGGGGATTCTTTGAAACCAATATCCACAGCAAGAGCTACAGTCACATAATTCGTAATATCTATAATGTGCCTAAGGATGTGTTCAACACTATCCATGATACACAAGAGATTGTTAGTATGGCCAGTAGTGTAGGCAAATACTATGATGATTTACATCGGTTGAATTGTGCCAAAGAACTAGACGGATATATCGCTGAAGAAGATCACATTAAAGCAATCTGGTTAGCATTAAATGCCAGCTATGCACTAGAAGCATTCCGCTTTATGGTTAGCTTTGCAACAAGTCTAGCCATGGTAGAGAACAAGATCTTTGTTGGCAATGGTAACATTATCAGTTTGATTCTACAAGACGAATTACTACATAAAGGATGGACGGCCTATTTGATCAATCAAGTAGTCAAGGAAGATACTCGTTTTGCACAGGCTAAGACCGATTGCGAGGCAGAAGTTTATGCTATGTATATGGATGTCATTCGTGAAGAAAAACAATGGTCCGACTATTTGTTCAAGAAAGGTCCTGTTATCGGACTTAATGCAAATATTCTAAAAGATTTTGTAGACTATACAGCAGTTGGTGCATTAAAAGATATCGGTATTAAATATCAGCAAGCCGCACCAAAATCGACACCTATCCCTTGGTTCAATAAGCATGTTGATACAAGCAAGAAACAGACAGCATTACAAGAAAACGAATCGACAAATTATGTTATTGGTATCATGTCTGAAGGGATTGACTACGAAACATTGCCGGCACTATAATAGTTAAATGCAAAATCGACCTAATATAACTGTGTACGATGGAGTATTTGATGATCGATATATTCGTGAGCTAAACGAAATATGCGATAATCTTCCAAATAAACCAGGTAACAGAGCAAACAGAAAAACATTCCCCTACGGAGATGTAGGAACCCATAATATCATGGGGGCTACATTATACAAAAGATATTCAAAGTATGTATTTGAGTCAATTTGTCCGATGGAATTACTAAGAGCGTTCCAGCACGTAGCCGATAATGTAATAAAAGAAAATTTAGATCTATGGGCAGTACATTCTAACCTACAATCAAAATCAATGGATGGCACTACTCATGCAGATAAGTCTCCTAATGTGATGATATTTACAACAGCAGATTGGAAGAAAAGTTGGGGAGGGGAATTTCAATTATTCGACCCTGCTACACCGCATCTTGTAGAATCAGTAGAATATGTACCAGGACGAGTTGTATTTTTTGATGGAAGAATTCCGCATAGAGCGCTAGGACCAAAAGTACCATATGTATACAGACACAGTATAGTATACAGGGTAAATTTAAATTAAGAAGGAATTAAAATGAAAGCTATTGTATGGAGCAAAAACGCTTGTCCATTTTGTGTACAAGCCAAAGCCTTATTAGAAATGAAAGGTATCGATTATGAAGAAAGAAATGTGCAGACAACATGGACTAAAGAACAACTGTTAGAAGTTGTACCTACAGCCAGAACTTTGCCACAAATTTTCTTAGATGATAATTATATTGGCGGGTTTACAGAACTCAAAAAACATTTCGAAAAGGTATAATATGTTAATTTCAAAAGGTATAGCAGAAGGCGAAGTAGTTACAATTAAAACTACAGCAGGTGAAGAAATTGTTGCTAAGTTAGTAGAAGATGGGCCAATGGGTGTTAAAGTTAAAAAGCCATTATGCTTAACAGCAACTAAAGATGGCATTGGGTTAGTTCCATTTTTGTTTACTACAGATCCTGATTCTGAAATTGTTATAAATAAAAATAGTATTATGGTACTAGCAGCTACCGTTAAGGATGCCGCAGATCGTTATACTGAACAAACCTCAGGAATTAAATTAGTATAATGCCAGCAATTGCTCAAAAAGGTGGTTCAAGTTCGGTTGCCGCAACAGACGGCGCCAAAGGATCTCCTTGTGGTAAAAATGTGTTCCATTGGGACACACCTACTACTCAAGCAAGCGATGCTGGTAGTGGGGATGTATTTGTAAATAATATCGGAGTTGTACGTCAAGGAGACGTAATGGTAAGCCATCCTGATGGAAATCCGTGTGTTGGCAGTCCAGTTAATCATGCTCCTGCACTAAGTACATTTAGTTCAAATGTGTTTGTTAACGGAAAAGCAGTGGGTCGTGTTGGAGACAAATATGACTCCGACGGACATTTTGATCACACTATTACTAGTGGATCGGGTAATGTATTTGCCAATTAACTAGACATTTATTTTTAACCCCTGTACACTAGGTATAAGTACTCTGTACTTGCCTTAAAGGAGAATTAAATGGCTACAAACAAATATGCAGAATTTACTGCAATCATCGAAGCAATGGAAGCAGACTTTGAAAAGTTTTACGACAAAGAAGTAGGTGCCGCCGGTACTCGCGTTCGTAAGCACTGTCAAGATTTGGCCAAGTTGTGCAAAGAAACTCGTAACGATGTTACAGCAGTTAAAAATGCTCGTAAAGAAGCCAAATAAGTCAACTAAATATTAATCTAAGGCGTTATATTAGTATACGCTTAAGGAGCAGTATTATGAAAGACAAAAATATTATCGGTTCAGTATTTGCCAGCTTGCTGGCACTAAGTACTTTGTTTGCCTTCAGCCCAAGTGCCGAAGCTCACGAAGGATTTCATTATCGAGGCGGCTGTTGCTATCGAGGCGGCTACGGTATGGGTTGGGTTGCTCCGGCTGTAATTGGAGGAGTAATTGGTTATGAAATTGCTCGTCCTGCTCCTGTAGTAGTTCAACAACCTCCAGTAGTTTATACACAACCACAAACAGTGATCCAGGCACCTCCGCAAGGATACCACTGGCAAGAAATGGTTGATCCGCAGACTGGTATTAGTAAAATAGTGGCGGTTCCTAACTAATGAAAATAAGCAAGATACCTGGACTAGGCAGATTTGGAATCTATATCGACGATTTAGATTTTACTAATTTATCGGATGACGAATGGGCTGAAGTAGGTCAACGACATTTGGAAAGTCTGGTCACTATAATTAGAAATGTAAAAATTACTCCAGCAGAATACGAAATTTTAATTGGTAAATGGGGTAGTCC